GCAAACCGGATTGCATGTACGTCCCGACGACAATTGATGGTGAACTAGCAGGCTATCGTCGCCGCATCTTCCCGAAGGACTTCAGCAGCCCCGTAGGTCAGGTGGGCAAAGAATGCGACATGATCGGCGAGTTTCGCTTCAAGAGTCACCGCAACGTCTGCCTGATCGTCGGCGGCGAAACGAAGATGGCACTGGCCTATCAAATGATGCGCGACGACCAAATTGCCAAGGGCAAGGACGAAATGTTCGACTCTGTGGCAGTGGTGTGTTCCACGCTGGGGGAGCCCGGAGCACACAAGCAGGCGCAACTGCGCTACAGCTTCTTCGAACAATTCAAGAAGATTGTTGTGTGCATGGATAGCGACGAAGCAGGTAGGGAAGCAGCCCAAAAGCTGGCGGCTGTGCTGCCCAAAGGTCGCGTCCACATTATGACGATGCGGTACAAGGACGCCGACATCTACGTGGAGAAGAACAAGGAAAACGAATTCATTCGCGACTTCTGGAATGCCAAACCCTACACCCCTGACGGCATCATTGCCTCCAGCGGACTCATGGAGAAGGTGAAGGAGGCTGCACGGACGAAGCGTATCCCCCTGCCCCCGTTCATGCACAAGGCTGAAGCCATGATGGCAGGCGGCATTCCTTTGGGTGTCATCGTGAACCTTGCTTCCGCATCGGGCACAGGCAAATCCACCATCGTTGACGAGTGCACGTACTTCTGGATTTTCGAGAGTCCTCACCGCATTGGCGTGGTGTCTCTGGAGTCTGATGCAGGTCAGTACGGCACGAAAGTGTTGAGCCGACATGTAGGCGTCAAGATCGACCTGATTGCGAGCGACGAAGAACGCATTGCATTCCTTGAGCGTCCTGACATCGTAGAGAAGGCGGACGTACTGTGGAACAACGCAGACGGAACCCCGCGCTGGCACGTTGTGGACGAGCGTGACGGTGGTGTGGAGAGCTTGAAGAAACAGGTGGAGGAACTAATCATCGCCTGTGAGTGCAAGGTGATTCTGCTGGACCCCATCCAAGACATCTTCGAAGGCATGTCTACGGACGAACAAAGCGCGTTTATGAAGTGGCAGAAGGGGATGGTCAAATCCCACAAAATCAGTTTCATCAACGTCAATCACGTTCGGAAATCTTCACAAGGGCAGAAGGCCAATTCCACTGGAGCAGACATCCACGAGGAAGACATGCACGGTACAGGCTCCATCCTGAAGTCTGGTGCTTGCAACATGCTGTTCACGCGGGACAAGGAAGCAGAAGACCCTATCGAGCGGAACACCACGCGCATGAAGATGACGAAGTGCCGTTGGACTGGCAACACAGGGCCTGCGGGAGAGTTCTACTACGAAAACGAAACGCACAAAATGTTTGACAAGGAAGACTGGATGCGTCAGAATCCGTCTACGTTCTAACCAAGAAAGGAAGCAAGCAATGGATGAGAACACATTTTCCGGGGCTTATGCCCGTAACACGGACCCCAGCACGTCGCATTGGGCTGCAAAGACGGTGGATGTCACTTACCTTGAAGGCGTGGTGCTGAATGCAATCAAGAAGTACCCGACGCTGGGCCTGACGCAAGACGAGTTGGTGGAGGTCACTGGCCTGCCCACGAACACCATTACACCGCGTTTCGCTACATTGCTGTCGAAGGGCCTCATCACTGCCGAAGGCACCCGTAAGGGCATCAGTGGCCGCAATCAACGTGTCCACCGTGGCGTGGCTGGTATCGCCGTGAACATTGCCCCGGAGCCTGCCAACAGCATCGTGCGTGAAATCGAGAACCGCCGACAGGTGCGTGAAGCTACGGAACGAATCTCCCGGCTGAAGGAGGCTGCAGCGGCTGCTACGAGCGAAGCTGAAGCACTGGCGAAGCGGTACAACATCACTCTATGAAGAAGGAAATAAAGAATGGCTGTGGAAGAAGTGGAGAAAATGGCTGGAATCCAGTCTAAGCCGCCTACTCAACTTGGCGTTGGCATCAATCCGAAGCAAGGCGCAGGCTCTGTGCAGCTTCCCATGTCGCTCGTTACTCCGTTGCTTCGTGCCAACATCGCTCTGGCGAAGTACAACGGCAAAGAAAAGTACGGCCTTGCCAACTTCATCGGCACGGAAGTGCTGATGTCCACATATCTCGATGCCATCTACCGCCACCTTGACAAGCTGTGTATGGGTGAGGAAGTGGACGAATTGGATGGTGTGCCTCATATCGGCGCTATTGGCGCTGGGCTGGACATCATCTGTGCTGCCCGCGCTGCAGGAACGCTGGTGGATGACCGTGGACGTTGCGACGGGCAACTGGAAGCCTACAAGGCTCTCACGCCGCTCGTGAAGCAACTGAAGGAACTTCACGCTGGCAAGAACCCTTATCACTACTACATGGTGAACAAGGAGAAAGACTTGCAAACAAAGAAGCAAGTGTGCTAGAATTCAAGCTCCCTACGAAAACTAGTCAAGTCCAACACAACGAAAGGAAAGACACCATGAAGCAATTCATCATCAACGCCATCAACGCCCGTCGCTATAACGTGGATACCGTGCTGGCAGCGTTCCAGAAGACCCAACGGAAGCTGGAAGCGGCCGTGACGCATCACACGAACGTAGCTGACTCGGCTCTGGCGGCTGCGGAGCGTGCCCGCATTGCCGCAGGCATGGCGCAAGTGGAGGCGAATCGTGCCGCTCGTGCCAGCCAGAAGCTGCAAGATTTGTTCTTCGTTTAATACCGTTAACACTTTAGGAGGGACTCACATGCGTTATGAAGTTCGATTCAACAATGGCTATTGGAAAGCGTTCGACACGGCAGCTTATCGCGACGTGGACAAGTTTGGCATGAAGATCGATGCGGAGGCGGCAGCGCGTGAACTGAACGCCAAGAAACCTTTCAACAAGCGGAAGGGGGTCTAAGCCATGTTCTACAACGTGTTGACCCCCGTGTATCGCAAGACGGGTGAGAAGATGGAAGTGGCTCCGGGCACGTTCAAAGACGTGTGCGATGTCTCGTGGAAGAAGATTGGCGTGGCCGACAGCATGGAAGAAGCCAAGGAGCGTTTTGGCGGCTACCCGGTGCTGGAGAAGGCGTGACCGCGTTCCTGTGGAAGCTTCGTTTCGCACTGGAAATGAAGCGTCGCTCTGGCGTGTCCTTGCGTGACTCGTGGGGCTGTGCCGAGATAGCTTGGGGTGACAATGTGGGCTACAAGTTAGACATGACGCCATCGGAAGCAGTGCATGAAGAACTGTCATGCTGGACGGACTAGGGGTAGCAACGTGCAAGCACTTTTTCAGGAGGTTGCCGCCAACGGCTACTTTTGGGCTGGGGTGTTGCTGGGGTACGTCTTGGCTCGTATCTAACAAGCAACATACCCCACCTTGCAAGGAGTGTGGCTTCGTGCTACACTCCTTTTTCATTTTGGAGGAAGCATGGAAGAAGTGTGGAAGGATGTTGTTGGGTGGGAAGGTAGCTACGAAATCTCCAGCTTTGGAAGGCTCCGCTCCAAACCATTCCTGAAACGCGGCTGCGGACGTTCCGGGCCGTTCACATTCTGGACAAAGGAGCGCATACTAAAACCGTCCTTGAACGCAGACGGCTATGTAATTTTCAGACTTCAGCGCGACGGTGTGAGGGAGAGTGAGGGAATACACAGACTGGTTGCCATTGCATTTTTGCCCAACCCGGACAACCTGCCAGAAGTCAATCACAAGGACTCGGTAAGAAGCAACAATCATGCGGACAATCTGGAGTGGGTGACTAGCCAACAAAATGCGCGTCATGCATTCGACAGCGGTAATCGCAGTAACGCCAGAGAGCGTCATCCGAGGGCTGTGTTGAATGAGGACTTGGTGCGCAACATTCGTACCATGTATGCCGAGGGTGCGCGAGTTGTGGACATAGCTAGGGCGTTAGGGCTACAATACTGGACAGTAAGCCGGGTTGTACATAACAGAAATTGGAAGGAAAGATAATGGGTCAACGATACGTATTCGACAGCGAGGCCACGGACCTCTTGAACAGCAACTCTGTTGACTATACGGCGTCCCCCTATGTCCTGAAACCAGACTTCCGCATCCACAGCATGGGATTCTTGGACGTGGACAACGGCGAGTACCACGAATTCGTAGGCAAAGACGTTTACAAGCGTGTGCCTGAGTTCGTGATGGACTGCGCTGACGAGCTTATCAGCCACAACGGTATCAACTATGACCATATGGTGATGAAGGCCGCGCTGGGGCTTGACTTCGAAATTGGTGTGCGCGAGGGCTACAAGACTGAGCAGTTTTACGACCGCTATCTTGACACTATCAATGGCAAGCCCATTACGATCACGGATACGCTAGTCCTTAGCAAAACCCTGAACCCGGATAGAACGATGCACTCCATCGACTACTTCGGCAAGATGATGGGGCTGGAGAAGATCGATTGGCGAGCCAAGGCTATCGAGCTTGGCCTGATTCCGCACGATGCACCGAAGGGCGCGGAGTTCAAGACCTTTCATCCTGAAATGCTCGTGTACATGCGCAGAGACATTGAGCTTGGCAAGAAGGTGTGGCAATTCCTGTTGAAGGAATGGGGTAAGTGGGACTGGAAGGAAGCCTACGAGCTTGAGAAGGCTGTCGCTGAAATCATTGTGCGGCAGGAACACCGTGGCTTCTGGTTCGACAGGGAAAAGGCTCTGGAGAACGTCCGAGAACTGGACGTGAAGATGGAAGAACTGCGTAAGGTGGTGGAGCCCCTGATTCCGCCTAAGCCTCTGACGAAGGGTGCACAGAAGGACTACATTCCGCCCAAGATTCAGTTTAAGAAGAACGGAGAGCCTTCCGCGCTGATGCACAAGTGGGTCGCCAAGCACGGCGGCACGTTGTTGCTGGATAGGGATTTGAACCACTACACGGAACTCTATGGTAAGGCGTATTACCTACCCATGCCGCTAGAGCCGATCCTCACGCACGGTCCTGCGAAGATCAACGACACCACGCACATCAAAGGCTGGCTCGTAGACCTTGGCTGGAAACCCAGCGCATACAAGGAACGTGACCTGACAGTGGACAGCAAGAAGAAAAAGCTGGAGCCCGATCAATTCCTAGCCGCTGTCAATCGGTACGTGGAGCAAACGCTCAATAGCCCGTTCAAGGCGGATCGTCTGGAACATCTGGAGTGCACGGAAGGAAACTTGCTAGGCAAGCTGTCAGCGTGGGACATGAAGCGTCCGTTGAAGGTGTTGACGAATCCGACCCTCACGGTGGGCGTGGAAAAGGAAATCGACCCGCGCCTGTTGGACCTGAAGGATAAGTTCGCTTACGCAAAGGAAGTGTCCGAGTATCTGACGTATTCGCATCGTCGCAATTCCATCCTTGGCGGAGGCGTAGACCCGGATGACGTGGAGGATGATGACGAGTACGCAGGCAAGGGCTGGCTGTCCGTAGATCGCATTCTGGAAGATCATCGTATTCCTACGCCTGCGGACACTTGCGGGGCGGGCACGAGTCGATTTAAGCATCGTCTGGTGGCAAAC